GGCGCGGTGCCTGCACGCGGCCGCGAGATGCGCATGTTCTCCAGATACGCCCGCGCGTGAGAACTCAAGCGCAGCCCATCCATGAACGGTTTATCCTCCGGCAATGGCGCATGGCCTTTGCGCGAACGAATTATAATGCCCGGCAGGGAAATATCCCGTTTACGCTCTGAAATTATGAATAATGAGCCGTCCGGCGCAGGCTTTAATTCCAGGGCGGTGCGATCCGCTATCAATGCCCCTGGCGCGAACTGGCTTACAATGCGCCAAAGGTTACGTTTGACAATCGCTTCTGGCGGGTCCGTCAGGTTGGATGTATAAAGACGCGAGGCCAGCTTACGTAGTTTTCCGGATTTTACGCTCCGCGACACCATCCCGGTCGTGGTTGCATCGGAAACAATTACTTCGGGCTGCTTTGGCAATAAATCGGGCATAAACACCACTCCATGTCCCGTTATACGCAACAAATCGGGTTGAATAAAGCGATTTGTGCAATAAAGTGGGTATTATACCCTTTGCAGATCATTGGCCGTGGCGGCGGTGGCGAGCAGTCTGTCCATGCCTGGGACATAAGGCTCGCCCCGGAAATTGACCGCGTTGCTGAACTTGGAAACACAGGCGTTGAAGGTTTTGTCGCAGCCAGCAATCGCGTTGTAGGTGTCGCCCACAGTCACAGTGTTGGGCATGGGCAGCGCCAGCGTGAATTGCATGCTGGAAAACTCCTTGATCTCCATGCGACGCCCCGCGTTCGCGCCGGTGAGCCACGTGATTTCGCCGCCGGAGAAATATCCCGCCGCCTGGGTCATGGAGTTGCTGATAAATATCTGGCGGCTGCTTACCGTATCGACTGTTCCGCCCACGGTGTAGCTGGCGAGGTTTACCTTGCAGCGTCCGTCGCCCAGCACGGCGCGGCAGGCCGGGGAATACAGTTCGACAATGTTCTGGCTGAGTTTCTGCGCCAGACCGCGCACCTCGGCGATGAACTGGCCGTTCTTCAGCGTCACTTCGCCGAGCCAACCGCGCCGGTGGATAATGACGCCCTGGCTTAAATCGGTGACATTCACCATGAAGATTTCAATTTCGGCGAAGTCGTATTTGCCCGCCATGATATCCGCCTCGGTGATCGACGCCGCATCGAGAATGCCCGCCACATCCAGATTATCGACCGAGAACTTGTCCGTGGTTTCCACGCTGGTGGGTGAGAAGCCGGTGGCCGCTCTGTAAAGCTGGCTGCTGATGGTGAGATCGGAGGTGTGATCGGTAAACCCCATCACCGCGCCGCCTGCCAGCGTCAGTTTCCAGCACACCGCAAGGCTGGTGACTTCCCCCGCCAGGTGCGCCGCCATGTTGCTTGATGCGGTTCTCATAAACGTATCTCCACTATCGGGATGGCGTCCCAGACAAATATCCCCGGCCCGTCGGCGCGCACCAAAAGCGCATCCGTGTCGAAACGCACCGGCACATCGAAATCAAAATCGCTGCTCACAATCACCCCCGCACCGGGCGCAGCAGTGAACGTCACCACGCCTGTGGTGTGATCCACCGAGTAGCCCGAGCCTTGCAGCACGCTGTTAAGATAGATTTTCACCGTGCCGGACACCGGCTTGCTAATCTCGCGGCTGTAGCCATAGGCTCCGCTCGTGTAATTCTTGGCAAGCTGGAATGCGGTTTGCGTTCCGTTGCCCGTGCCCAGCATCTGCCCCAGCGCCTGATAGTCGCTCCAGTCCTTGAAGCGGAAACCATGGGCCTTGCCGTAACGGGCGCGGAAGAACGCCTGAACCACATCCATGTCGGCTTTGGTTTTGAGGCCGGTGGAGACATCCCAGCGGCCACGGCTTTTAAGCCAGTTGACGTTGCGCTGCTCGAAGCCAGCAAAGGTGGTGGTAATGCTGGTGTTGAACTCCGCCCCGCCGGATGCGCCATAGGCGACCTTGGGTGGAAACTGCACTTCATGAAATCCTGGCATTATCCGTTCCTCGCTCTGTGCTTGCCCATCTGGCTCGCCAGCCTGCTCATGATCTGGCCCTGGGAATCCATAAAACTCTGGGCGTTGGGCGTGCTGATGTTGAAGGTGACATTGATGCCGCCCAGGCTGGTATTCTTGGGCAGCACGGTTTCGCCTTTCTGCAGGATGGCCGGGAATTCGTCCGCCATCAGGCCGTTATGCAAGCGCGGCGCTCCGACAAACATATAGGCAGGCACGGCGCGCCGCGTCGCGCTCGATGAACCAACGACACCGCCGTCATGAAACAGGCTGCCAAAGATGCTGCCAAAAATATCGCCGCCGCCGCCTTTGACAAAATCCCCCAGCGCACCGGCAATGGGGGCCGTGATTTGCTGGCGGATGAACATGCGCAGAATGTCCTGCTCGAGGGATTGCAGCAGATCGCCCAGCTTGTTGAAAGAAACCTCGCCGCTGCTGACCATATCCGTGAGCGTGTCCTCCACATTGCGCGCGGCGCTACCGAATAGCTCCTCAGCATTGCTGGCGGTATTGGCGGCCTCACCGGCGTAACGTTTGAGCGCACGGCTTGCGCCGTCCTCCCATTTATCGCTATCGAGCAGCGATTTATCGTAAATCTCCTTCAGCTTGACGCCATAAATCTGTTCGATCAATTCCAGGTATTTCTGGTTGGCTTGCGTCGCGCCGCCCAAATCTTCGATCAGCCCGGTTTTCCAATCCTCCAGCGCCTGCTTCGCCAGATCGAACGAGGGCCTGGTGCGCAATAGGCCGCGATTAATCTCCTCAATCGCGCGGGCGCGTGTATCCTCGCTGTCATCGCGTGGCGTGGCGGAAACTGGTGCGGCGGGTTTTACCGGTGCAACTGCTTTATTGCTCTCAGCGAGCTTTGCCCTGGTGGAGGCCTCGAGCGCGGCCAGCGCCTTGCGCCCGGCCTCGCTATTGGCGTCGCCCTTGTTGAGCGCGAGGATCTGCTTGCGGCGGTCTTCTGCGTCGCGCAGGATTTTCTGCTGCGCGGTGAGGGTGACCTCCTCATATTCCTTCAGGTATTTTTTCTGAAGCTCGAGAAGCTGGTTATTGCGCCGCTCCGCCGCTGCCTTTTCAGCGGCGCTGCGGGCGCCCTCGATTTCCGCATCGGCTTTTTGCTGTTCAGCTTCGATCTCGTCATTAAGTTTCTGCAGTTCGCGCTTCTTTTCCGCAAGCAGCCGCGCGCCGCCAGGCGCGGGTCTCGCGCCACGGTCCACTTGCAGGGCGCTGATTTCCGCCTCGAGACGGCTTTTGCGTTGTGTGCGCGTCGGGTCCACGGCTTCCTGAAGCCCGCGCACCGCGCGGGTCAGCAGGCCGAGGCTGGCCTGCGCCGCGCCGGATTCACTGACGGTGCGGCCAAATGATTCCAGCAGATCGTCCCAGGCATCGCTCAAGCTATCCGCTGCGCCCGTCAAACCCTTGGCCTGGGCTTCGGCCAGCCCTCTGGTTTTGGATTCCAGATGCTCAAGGATAACGGCCTGTGCGCTAGCAACATCACCTTGCCTGACGAAATTCCCGATCACCTCTTTTTGTGTTGGCGACAGATCGGAAAATTTCCGCGCCAGCCTGCCCAGCCCTTCTTCCGGGGCTTCCAGCGCCTTGCCGAGCATGTCGGCAGCCGCTGGCACATCGGTTCCCAGCCGCGCGGCAAGATCGGCGGAAAGTTTCAGGGCGCGGGTGAAAGTTTCCCCGGCGATATTCTGGAATGAGGTGAGCGACGCAGCCGCCTGCTGGATGGCTTCCTTCTTGAACAGCGTGTTGCCTTCCACCGCCTCGCCAAGGGCCGTGACTTCCTGCGCGGTGACGCCTGCGGAAAAGTCCGTCGCTTTGAGCGCGGCGTTCAACTGGTTGAGGGCTTGCTCGGCCTCTTTGAACTCTCGAAGCCCTCCGGACACTGTAAAACCCAGCGCGCCGATGGCGGCGGCGGCGCCCAGCCCGGCGGGGCCAAGCCGGATGAGGTTCGCCCCCAGCGAGCCGGAGCCACCGGCGAGATTCTGCAAGCCATGGCGCAGCTGTTCGCCCGCCACATTCACCGCCGCCAGGGATTTTGTGGCGGGCGCGGTGGCGTCCTTGATCCTGGCCAGCGCGCGCTGTCCCGCGTCGCCGGTCAGCGTCAGTTCCCGGCGCACCTTGTCGCCGTCAATGACCGCGATCCGGATCGAAATGTTCTGGGTTGCGCTGGCCATGATCCCGGATCGCCTCAAATAACCCCGCCTCGGCATGATCGAGCAGGCGCAGCACCGCCTGCCGGTCATAGCCGAGCGCTTCGGTCACACTTAACAGGGTTGCAATATCGAACCCGGCGATCTTACCGCCGGGAGTGCGTTTCAGCTGCGAGCTACAGCGCGCGATCACATCCCAGGCCTCAAACCCTTCCTGGGTGATGGGTTCGTGCTGAATATAGGGGCAGGTTTCGCCGGTGAGCGGGCTTAACTCGCCTCTGCTGCATGGTAGGGCTTCGTCATGGCAGGTTGCGCAATATCCCGGCCCGCCGCCAAAGTGCCATTTGCAGCGGGCCCTGATGCGTTTCCCTCCGCTTCCAGCAGAAACAGAGAATCGGTGTAATGTTTCCAGAACTCCTGCGCGATGAACCAGATATCCATCAGATCGTTCACCGCCCGGTCGCTCACCGGGGCAGGCGCATCGCCTTCACTGGTCAGCACGCCCTGCCATTCGAGTATAGCGCCGCGCGCCAGGGCTTTGATCAGCAGCGCTTCGGAAAGCCCGAGCCGGGTTTCTTCATGATCCACATCCGGAATATCGCTTACGTCCGCACCGGCCTCGAGGCGCGATGCGCGTTCGCGCCGCCAGCCGGTAATCTGTTTGATGACGGATGACTGCGCCGCACTCATGATGGCGGTGGAAAGCGGGCGCAACAAGACCCGCACATTGGCGGGAAGCTCCAGCCAGTACGGTTCTTTCTTCAGATTGAGCCTGAGCATAAATTCTCCTTACGGGTAGCTGATGATATCGTTTTTCAAGACCACGCTGACGGATTTACTGAGGCCTTCGTCATAGACCGCCTGCCAGTTAAAGCTCGCCTGCACGCCGCCCGGTCCCGATACGGGAATGCGCGGGCGCGGCAGATACACCTCGTGAAAAGTCCAGGCGAGTGAAAAATTGTTCCCGTCCAGTCCCGCCAGCCTGTAGGCCAGCTCCAGTTCAATCGCAGTGTTGTTGATCGCATCATCCGCCAGTATGGTGTCGGCGAAGCGCACATCGATAGAGCCATTGGCGGAGATGATAGTGGGATCGACCGCCTCGATCAGCCCGTCATTGCGGATGGTGGGCACCGCCTGCATGCCGTTCGAATAAGTGAACTGCGCCCCGGTGATATTGCCGAGCGCCGCGCCATTGCGCTTGATCGAGCCGTTGAACTGGCTGAATGGCTTGTACACCCGGCTGGTAGGCCCGCCGCCCTGCGAGGAAGCGTAGCGGGTCTCACCCTGGGCGATGATGGCAAGCGTGGCGTTGGCGGCACCCGAACGCTGAAAGTTCAGCGCCATGCTGCCCAACATGCAGCCCGTATGCACGAAATAAGCGGGCACATTGGCATGGCCGATCTCGGCTGCGAAGGATGGCAGGCTGGCGGCCCCGCTGACAAAGCTGTGGGTGTAGCCGCCGCCCGAGAGCGTTGCGCCGCTTGCCACGCCGTTGGCGTTGCCCGAAGCTAGCGTGAATGCGTTGCCGGATGCGCCCAGCGTATCGTGCACGATATTGAGTTTTGTCCCGCCGCCATTGGAATAGGTCGCGGGCGTAATGCTGGCGTTCACGGATGCGTTCAGATCGGTTGCCAGCTGCGTGAGCGTGGCGGTAAGGCTTGCGCCCACATTGGTCTGCGCGCCGGTAGCGCCACTGGCGACGAACGTCCACAGCACGCCGTTAATGGTGAGGGTATGGCTTGCGCTCGGATTCACGGTAAAGGTGATGTCACCGCTCGCCGCCACTCCAACTGATGTGGGATTGCCCAGCAGGAATTGCAGCCAGCGGCCAAAGTCGCGGCCTTCCACCGGAACAACCAGATTGCCTTCGTCATTGATCACGTCGCGGAACGGGGCGCGCGGCTCGCGCCCTTGTCCCAGCAGGTCAGATGAAAGCAGATTTTGTTCCGCGCTCAAATCCGAGGACGCAAACGCAAACTTTTCCCAGTTGCCGGTGGGCTTTACGCCATAGCCGGGTTCTTTCAGGGCAAGCAGCGACGCCGCCGAGCCATAGGATCGGGCCATAAGGATACCTCCGGGTTGGGGTGATTAATTGAGCGGGTCGGTTGTTGCGAAGCGCACCATGATCAGCACCGTGGCGGCGCGGATGCTGGCGGCTCCCTCAATGGGTTCTTCCTGAAATTCCGGGGATCGCGCCTCGACCCACTCCGCCAGCCCGTCGAGCGTGCGATTGGCGTTGATGATGCCGCCAATACTGACGAGCAGCGCATCCAGCGTGCTGTCCCTGATCGCGGGATCGGGGTGCTGCACCAGCACTTCCACTGCGGCCAGATGCTCATAAATGTAGGTGAGCGGCGAGAGCAGCATTTCGGGTTCAGCACTTGCGCCATCGCGCAGCACGATCATCCCGCCTGAGGAAACTTGCTGCGGCTTGTCCAGATTGCGGTAAACTTTCAGTGTTGCGCCTTCGAGGGTTTTCAGTTTTGTGGTGAGGCGATCCAGCACCTGTTCACGTTTGCTCGGCATTCGGCGACACCTCTTTCCAGTGTTGCAAGATGGTTTGCGGCAATTGTGGTGCCCAGCGGTTCACCACGGCTTTGTAATCCAGGCGCTTTTTAAGTTTCACTTGCGGCACCAGCAGGAACATCACCACTGTGGTGAGGCCACGCCCCGACTTCATCGCCGATTCACTGGCCTTGCGGAAGCCGCCACGCTTGCCGGTACCGGCGCGCAGTCCGTCCACCACCAGCAGCGAGATTTTTCCTGGACGGTACACAAAGCGCAGCCTGCCCAGCGAATGCTCGGGGAAATTTGACGGGCTGATGCGTTTGCCGCCCACGCCGCGCCTCGGTGCGGCCTCGGTCGGAATTGCCAGAAAGAACCCGTCCCTGCTTTTAATCACTGTGCCTTCATTGAAAGCCCGGATCAGCTTGGGTGCTTTTGAGAATATCCAGCCCGCCGCATCAATCGACTTCTTTCCTTTCGGGTAGAGTTGGGACTGCCAGCTTCTGGCGAGTTTGCTGCCCAAGCCCGCACCCGCGACTTGTCCGCGCAGATCGGTTTTGATGCGCCCGGTAATCTCCGCCACGCCTCTTGTCACAGCAGTTTCCGCCGCTGCTTTCTGCTGCTCCATGAATTTATGGAGGTTGCCCTTGATCGCTGCTTCAAGACGCATGGCAATCCACCTGCCAGACCAGACGCTCGCTGTCGCGGCGCGGCTCGCCCTGAACGGTGTAAGCAATCATATCAATGATAAACTGGTCGCCCTGGCATATTGCGGGACAGTCTGCGGCCTGCACCTCAAGCACCAGGCTCGGGGTTTCAATCACCGACTGTCCGGCATTCTGGTACACATCAGGCGCACGGGTAATCACACGCACCGGCTTCGATACGCCCACCTGCGGAATGAAAGCGGCGTCAACCGCAAGGTTTCTATCGTTGAACAGTGCTTGTATCGCTGTGTTAAAAACGCTCATTAGATGATGAACGCTGAGTTAAGGCGCACATTACCCACCGTGTCGCCCGAAGCAGCGGCAGCAGTGGCAACACCGACCAGTTTGTTGGTCGCAACCGTGGTGGTGCAGT